CCTATAGGAGGCAGTCCAGCAGATAATGTAGATGGAACTATGGCATTGACTGTCCAATCAGTAAAAGCATCAGGTGTTTTGGAACCAACGGGCTCAGGAAATTTTGAAATTACAACTCCTACAGTCACAATTGGAACAATCACAAACTAATTAATTTTTCCCCTAATACATATACCGATAAATAATATGCTACTATAATAAATAGGAGATATTATGCAGGAACAGTTAGATAAAGCACTTGAGTTCGCTAATTATAGGCAATCATTTGCTATTCAAAGAAAAAACCTAAAGGAAAAAGTTGATGCACAATTAACTTACGGATTTAATGGTGGTATATTTAAAATTAATAGATCACTTTTAAATTTTGTTGAAATGTTAATTAATAAATCTAGAAAAGAAAATGTTGTTCTACTTGATATGAATGACAATCCTATACTTGTTGATGATTTAACAAAATTTAGTGATGAAGTATTTGATAGATATTTTTCAGCAACCTTTACATATTTGGAAGAATACCAAAAAATTAAAAAGGCAAGATCTGTAGAAAAATTATTGGAAGTCTAATGAGCAAAGGTGTAATTATATTTGCTCATAATAATAGGCAGATAGACTATATTCGTATGAGTATTCTTGCAGCAAAACTAGCAAATAAAAATCTGCAGGTTCCTGTATCGATAGTTACTGATCCGTCTACAATTGATTGGATGAAAGAATCTAATATAGAAAAAACAGTGACTGAAACATTCGATAAAATTATTATTACACAAAGACCAAATGATACAAGTAATGTAAAAAATTATAATGATGGAAAATATAGAGTACATGCTCCATTTACTAATGGAAATAGATGCAACGTATGGGATCTTACACCGTATGACAGAACATTAATGATAGATAGTGATTACCTAACTTTAACAGATGTCTTATCTGCATATTGGGAAGTTGACAGTGATTTATTGATAAGCGGAAATTATAATGACATACAAGGGCATGAAAGAGTTGGATATCTCGATACACATATTTCTGAAACAGGAATAGAAATGCTATGGGCAACTACAGTTATGTTTACAAAAAATGAAACTACTAAAATATTTTTTGATTTAGTTTCTCATGTCAAAGAAAAATATAAAATGTATAGTGATATCTACAGGTTTAATCCAATTATTTTTAGAAATGATATTGCATTTAGTATTGCAAAACACATAATGAATGGGCATCAGAAAATAAATGAACCTAAATTGCCTGATATTTTTTCAACAGCAGACAAAGATATTTTAGTTGATGTTTCCAACAAAAAATTAAAATTCTTAGTTGCACAAAATAACAGTGATGGATATGTTGCTACAACTGTTACTAACAAAGATGTACACGTAATGAATAAGTTTAGTATTATGAGAAATTACGATAACCTAATGGAGTTAGCTCAATGACATTTGGTTACTTAATTGTTGTGAATGAAACTGAAAATACTAATTATGCAAGATTAGCATACACACTTGCATTAAGCATTAAAAATACACAAAAAGAAGGCTTTGATAAAGTTGCTTTAGTAATAAATGATAAAACAAAATTAGAAGGTTTTACATCAACTTGGGTATTTGATGAAATAATAGAATGGAATGATGCAACATATTGGGATGGTAGATCATACATGGATGAACTTTCACCGTGGGATTGTACTGTTTGTTTAGATGCCGACATGCTGTTCTTCAGAGACTATAGTCATTGGGTAGAATACTTTATAAAAAACAGCGAATTGTATATAGCAAACAAAGCCTATACATATAGAGGTGACTTGGTCACTAATGATTATTATAGAAAATGTTTTACAGCGAACGAATTACCTAATCTATATTCATTTTATACATTTTTTGTTAAAGACAGCACAATAGCAAAAGAATTCTTTAACCTGCAAAGACAAATTATAAAAAATCCTGAAATTTATGCTAATAATTTTTTGTTTAAGCATAAGCCAAAGATTATAGGTACAGATGAAGCATTTGCACTTGCATCAAAAATATTAGATATTACAGATGATATTGCATACAGTTTAGAATTTCCTAAAGTAGTACATATGAAAGGTATGGTACAGAACTGGCCATTTGGCGCAGATGATTGTTATGATCATATAGGGTTTTACCTAAACAAAAAAGGCAAATTAAAACTTGGAAATTTTGAACAAACAGATATAGTTCATTACGTAAATAAAGAAACGGTTACTCTTGAAACAGTAAACATATTGGAGGAAATAGCATGGCAGAAAAACAAATAGAACTTCCTGATTTTGATGAATGGATTGCAAATTACGAACCCGAGCCACTTGTATACAATGCAGCATTTGATCCTCAAACAGGTAGTGTGTTAAGTGTAGGTCCAGCACATACAGTAAACGAAAAGGAATTCGACAGTATTATTAGTATTGAATCAGATATCGCTGAAAAGATTATAGCAGGCGAAATAAGCATGGCCAAATGTTTTATAGATCCAGATCAAGGCGAGTTAGAAATTGTTGAAAGAAGAGATCTATATAAAATAGATGATGTGTTACACAGGATTATTGTAAAAGGTTGGTCTAAGATTAAAAAACCAGACATTTATTTAGAACATAATTCTAATACAAATGTGTTGACAGTAGAACTTAGTGAAGAATACGGTGGAACGTACAAACAAGAAAAAGACGTAGAAGTAGTCAAAAGAAAAATGTTCTGGAACGGTGAAACAGAACTTGACTTTACAATTACAGATTACAATGATCCTAATATTGTAACTGATAGTTTTAGTATAACAATAAATGACCTTATTGGTAAAAAAGTTGAGATTGATAATCTTAACATAAACAAATACTTTAGTGTTTATACTAGACGCTTATTTAAAAACTATTTGCTTGAGGAAAAATGAAACGGGTAATTGAATTTGATGTATTCTTTTTAAGTTATGATGAGCCTAATGCTGATCTTCATTACGCAGATTTATGTAATAAAGTTCCATGGGCAAAAAGAATACACGGGGTAAAAGGATCAGATCATGCACATAAAGCAGCAGCAGAACAGTCCGAAAGCGATTGGGTGCTGACTGTAGATGCAGACAATATTGTGTATCCAGAGTTTTTTGATATTGAAATAGACATGGATAACACAGAGATACAAGCATACAGTTGGTGCGGCAAGAACAATGTAAATGGATTGCGATATGGCAATGGTGGTTTAAAACTTTGGAATGTTGAACATGTGAAAAATATGAAAACACATGAAAACAGTGAAAGTGAAAGAGCGCAAGTAGACTTTTGTTGGGAAACGGGATATAGAAACTTTCCTAAAACTTACAGTGATACTATAATAAACTTTAATCCGTTTATGGCATGGCGTGCAGGCTTTCGTGAAGGCGTAAAGATGACATTGCAAGACGGACTTAAAGTTCCGCCACAGGAAATTGAAAAGCGTATATGGTGGCACAATATCCATAGATTAAGAATGTGGAGTACAGTTGGCAGCCATGTAGAAAATGGTCTTTTTGCTGTATATGGTGCAAGACTAGGAACATATCTAACAAATTGCACTGATTGGGACCATGTGCAGGTTAGAGACTTTGAATTATTACGAGAATTATATAATGAGCAATGTAAACAATACGAAGATGGGATTGGCTTAGAACAAGAAGTAAAACGTTTAGGAAGTGAATTAAGACACCAACTTGGATTTAACTATCCTGATCTAGATCCTTCAATGAGTAAGTATGTGTTAGATCTGTACGAAGAAACTATCGAGCTTGGGCAAACTTATTACAGGACTGCAAATGATCTATGATTTATTTTATGTAAGTCAAGGTAAAGCCGAACACTGGCAAGAGTTCAAGGCTAGATTTCCCAATGCACATCTAATTGAAAATATAGAGTCACTAGATCAAATCAAACAAAAAACATTAACAAGAATGTTCTGGATAGTTTGGGATGACATGAAAGTTAGAGACGACTTTAATTTTGAATATCGTGCTACAGAATGGGATTTAGATTATGTTCATGTATTTAAAAATGGCAATCACTTTAACGGTGTTACATTAATACCTAAGAATGCTCCTGCATCTAACAAAGAATTTAAGTTTAGATTTTTTATAAACAAAAAAGAAATAGATATTGTAGCAAGTGATCCTAGGCGTATAGGAAGTAGTTTCGATATAGTTTTTATTTCTTACTACGAACCGCATGCAGATAAAAATTGGCAAAGACTTAAAAGTCGCTTTCCAAGAGCAAAAAGAATTTCTAATGTAAAAGGAATACATCAAGCACACATAGAAGCAGCCAAGATAGTAGAAAGTGAAATGTTCTGGGTAGTTGATGGTGATGCCCATATTGTTGAAGAATTTAATTTTGATTATGAAGATCCAGAAATTTATACTGTCCATGTATGGCGTAGTATTAATCCTGTTAACGATCTAGAATATGGCTATGGCGGAGTAAAATTACTTCCAACTCAAATGACACTAGACATGGATCTGTCTAAGCCAGACATGACAACTAGTATAAGCAATAAATTTAAATCAGTAGATGAACTTTCTAACATTACAGCATTCAATACAGGACCTTTCGAAACTTGGAAAAGTGCATTTAGAGAGTGTGCAAAATTAAGTAGTAAAGTAATTGACAGACAAAATGAAGATGAAACAAACCAAAGATTAAAAGTTTGGACAACTCTTGCAAAAGGAGACTTTGCTGAGTATGCAATACAAGGTGCTAACGACGGCATGGAGTTTGGTCTATCAAAAGACAGCGATCTCAATCTAATTAATGACTTTGAATGGCTGCAGGAAAAATTTGATGAAAGATAAAGAAAGAATAGAAAAATTTATTCCTCTAATGGATGAGATATCGCCTACATTTTGTTTGGCTAAATGGCATCATACTACTATATATTTGGGAACAGGAGAAACACACAGTTGTTATCATCCTGCTCCTCACAAAATTCCGCTGGAGGGACTAGAAGAGAATCCTAGCCTACTGCATAATACACCCCAAAAAAAAGCCGAAAGGCAGGCTATGATAAACGGAGAGAAGCCCAGCGGATGCCAATACTGCTGGAATGTTGAGTGTATGGGTAAAGACTACATAAGCGATCGTAAAGAACGTAATGCAAGTATATACACCCCTGAAAGGTTCAATGCAATTAAGCAAGAACCGATGGCAGATGTAAATCCACAATATGTAGAAGTTTCATTTGGTAATGAATGTAATTTTAAATGTGGATACTGTCACCCTAAACATTCCAGCAGTTATTACAAAGAAATAGAAAAAGAAGGTCCGTACACTATGGTTAAAAATCATAGGAATGACATAGATTGGTTTACAATACATAAAGATGAAGAAACAAATCCATATGTAAAAGCATGGTGGAAGTGGTGGCCAGAATTACGTAAGACACTTACAATTTTACGTATTACAGGAGGCGAACCTTTGCTGCAACAGAGCACCTGGCGTATGTTCGATGAACTCGAAAAAAATCCATGTCCTAATTTAGAATTAAACATTAATACTAACTTAGGTGTAAAGTCTATTCTTATTGAAAGGTTCACTGACAAAGTAAACAGTTTAGTTGAAAAAGGTTGTATTAAAGACTTTAAAATCTTTACTAGTATTGATACATGGGGACCACAAGCAGAGTATATTAGAACAGGCTTAGACTTAGAGCTATGGGAAAAGAATCTAGACATGTACATGACTAGAACTAATATGCCTTTAACATTTATGGTTACATTTAATATTTTAACTGTAACTAACTTTAGCACATTATTGCAAAAGTTTTTAGACTGGCGTATAAAATACAACAGTGATGATCAAACTAAATGGCAGCGTATTAGATTTGACACTCCGTATCTAAAAGAGCCTTTACAATATGACATGAATATACTACCTAAAGAAAAATTTATTCCTTATATGAAAAAGCATTTACAGTTTATAGCAGAAAATTTAGATGATGCTGATAGACATAAGTTTAGTATATTGGAATACGAAAAATTTAGACGTGTAGTTGATT